TTAACTCCTAAACATTTATCAGTTTTCTTTTTACGCTCATGGCTACATTTCGGGCAAGTTGTATAAACCTGACCTGTATATTTTCCGTTTGGAATTATTATGTTGTAATCTGAATAAGTCATTAGTATATCATTTGATTAGGATTAGTTGGATCATACTTATTTTGTTTTTCTTTAATATGAGGTAAAGTGTTTAATAATTTATTTTTCCAATTTATAATTTCATTACCAAATCCATCTTTCCAATTATTTTCCTTCCATGATTCATATTTGAATTTAATTGATTCAATATCAACGTTTGGTTTTTGTTTTATTGCATATTTTAAAAAAGAATTAAAATCAGGTATTTCATTTCCTTTTATTTCCTTTCCTTTTATTTCCTTTATAGCATTGCTATCGGATTGCGTTTGCAATGCGTTCGCATCATTATTAGTTTTTTCCCATCTTTTATTAGCTGAATTTCTTGCTTTATTGCTTTTTTCATTACGATGGTTCAATCTTTTTTCAACTGATAAACTTCCAAATGTATCTTCATTAAAAACAAATAATTTAAAATCATTAATAATACTTTTAATTATTGATTCATCCACTCGTAATTCAAATGCAATGCGTTCGTAATCCTTTTGCAATGCATTCGCATTATTATAAAGGTCTTCAACTATTGCCCAGAATAATCCATAGCCTAATAATCCATGTTTCATAATTAAACGTTTAATTTTTTCGTCTTGTCTGGAATTATAGTCATGAGAAAAATAATATGTATCTTTCATATATTATTATTTATTAAATCAAAAAACTCATCAACACTTCTTTTACCAATATTTCTCATAATCATAAGTTGACTTCTGTTTTTTATATCCTCAACATATCTTAATCTTCCAAAATCATAATTGTATTTAATTGCTTTATACAATCTTTGTGAAACATTATTTTTTTTACACCATTCTATAATATCAGTTTTTAATTCTTTTTTTATTATAGTATTATCAATTATTGAATTTATTTGTTCCTGATATTTTTTAATAATATCAATTGCATCTAAAAATTGTTTTTCTGTTATCATTGTTTTATTAAATTAAAAAACCCCTAAATGTTAGGTTGGTTCACGAAACCGCAAAGGAGTAACTCTTTGCCCTAACACTTAGAGGTCTAAATGTTTTAATGTTACTCTATTTTTAAAATCGGTCGTTACTCCGATAGTGCAAATATACAAAAATTATTTAACTTTCCAAACCTTTATAAAATTCTTCTCTCATATTTGAGTTCATAGTATGATAAATATCGCCAATTTTATCTAAGTACTCAACGTCTGTTATGTTTCTTTTTTCAAGTTCTTCAACTATTTTAAAGCCTTGTTTTTGCCATAGATTAAAATCAGCTTTCATTTTATGTTTGAATTTTCCAGTTAATTGTGTTGATTGCTCAACTGTTGATTTGAATAAACCAATTAAAAGATGTGATTCAAATTCTACTTTTGCCTGTTCAGTTGTTAGTGATTTTTTCATGTTCTTTGATTTTTAATTTGTAAATTTTTATTGTTTCTCTTACTATTGCTTCAGTGTAGTTAGGATTAACACCAGTTCCCATATACATTTTCCATGATAAATCTTTTGCTATTTCATTAATTAAATTTTCATCTTTAAATAGGTTTTCTTCTGTTTTTATTTGTTCATTTTCCATGTTCTTTGATTTTTGTTTTGTAAATTTTAATTAATTCTTTGATTTCATCTAATGTTAGTTTAAGCGCATCCCCTCTTTTATTCATTAGTCTATTGTAAGCATCTTGACCTATTCTTAAAGGTAATCTTAACCCGTATTCAATTTGATTGCCATGCTGATGTTGATTGCAGTAAACACATTGCCCATGTACGTTATCTTCATTGAACCTTAAGTTTGGATAACTGCCAACACTAAGAAAATGTCCAGCATCAAATTTACTTGTTAATGGTCTTTCACATGAAATACATGGTTTATCTGCATCTCTTAATCGAATATACTTATTAAAGACTATTTGAAGTAAACTAAGCCATTCTGTGCGAGTTCTGGTATTCTCAATCATTAGCTTTTTCTTTTCCTTCCATACCTTAGTTTCTGCTAATTTAGCTGCACATTTAGCGCCGCACACAACTTGAGTGGTTTTAAAAGGAGTGAAGTTTCCACCGCACTCCTTACATTTTTTATCTTTAATTTTCTTCATTAAAATAAATTTCCTACAGCTGTTGGGAATTCTTCAGTTGCTGCATCATACTTTAAAATCTTGAAATTAGTGCCTTTGACATAGGCATTCCATGATTTTATTATAAATGCCATTTTTAATGTTGGAGGGATTTTCTTTAAAGACATTTTATCTGATAATAGTTTATTTCTTAATAAAGAAATTACATCATTATCTATGTTCATTCCTGTACATAGCTTATCAATAAAATCAAATGCTTTTTCGCTATTTAATTGTTCAAAGTATGCATAAAATCCACCAATCTGTGAACCTGGTAATATTTTTGCAAATGATAAATACCAATTGTGAGATAGTCTTGCAACATTATCCCAATATTTATCTTGCTGCATATATTGATCTAACAGAACAGCGTTTGTTCCTCTTACCTTTTTTCTAGCACCTAATTTATTATTTTCTTTTAATGTGTTGTAAAAAGATATTATTGATGGGATAGCATTATATCTAGTTATACCATTTATCTTAAATACATCGCAGGCATTTCTCGTTGATCCTGTATCTAATACATCAAATACATTATCTTCAAGATTTGTAGCAAGATAAAAGTAAACAGGAGTATTTGCTTTAATTACAGCATGTAATCTATGCTGACCATCTAATATAATATTTGTTTTAGAAATTTTAATCATTTCTGCAGTATCATCTTTCCATCTTTTATTAATAATATCATTTGCATATTGCGATACTAAATAACCTTTTAAAGGCCTGTTGTTAATGTTAGCTTCTAATAATTGTTTTGCTAATGTTGGAGTTATTAACTCTTTTTTAAAATTTATCATGTTGTTTGATTTTTAATTGTTTTTACTTTTTTCCGTTAAATGATTCAAAATATTGATTAAATAATTCCCTTGCTAACTTAACTTTCTCAGTCATTTTTTCGATTACCTCTTCATTAGCATTTACCCTGTAAATAAACAATCCTAAATCTGAAATAATACGAGGGTCGAAAGAAACAAAATCACACCACTTTCTGCCTGATAATAACATATAGCATTGCATTTGGTAATAGTATTCAGGCTGTTCACTTAAGAAAGTTTCATCATTGGTAATAAAGCAATGTTTTAAATGATTAGCTCCATTAAAAGGACATTTTATTTCAATTAACCCATCTTCACCTACTAAGCCATCAGGACTGCCTGTTAAGCCATTTATTTCATTTGAATAAAGCATTAAGCTATCTTTAACTTCATTGCCAGTTACAGATGAATAAAACTTTTTTGCAGTTTGTTCGTGTTCGTTTCCCCATTCAGTTGCAAAGTTATTAATCCCTTGTTTAACCTCACCGCTTAACTTTTCCCAAACCTTTTCAAGAATATAAGTTTCTGCTGTTTTTGATAGCACTTCCTTTTTAGAACGTGCTTCAGTCATTAACTTCCAAATTTCACTTCCTGTGAAATTACCTTGTCGGTTAATAAACCATTCAGGGCTGTATATTTCAATTGTACTTTCCATAATTTATTTTTAATTTATTTTTTTTTTGAACTGGTTACAAATTGTAACCTTTTTAAATTGATTTTAAAAGTTTTACCTCAACTTCATTACTTATCTCATATTTTTGCTTTATAGCATCTATTGAACCACCTTTCATTAAATACTCAACAGCTTCTCCAAACTTATCTGTATCGGCTTTTAAAATAGGTTTTTGAATAGGTGCAGTTTGAATAGCTTTGTTAGTTGTGTTAGCATCATCATCATCAATTTCTAATGATAAAAGTGAGCAAATGGTATATCTGCGAAAATAAGAAATTGCACTACCTAATTGCTGAGGTTGTAATCCATTAGGCATAGGAATAAAAGATACAATTGAATCTTTGCCATCTGTGATAACAGTACCTATTCCACGTTCATCTATTGGCTGAGTAATTAATAAACCAACTTCTGATAATATAGGTTTTACTTCACTTAACACTTGCTTTAATGTAGCGTAGGTATTTTTAAAATGTGGATTTTTTGCATCTTTTTTAATTACATTGATTTGCTTTTGAAATTCAAGCAATCTTTGTGTTAATGATAATTGTTCGTTCGTTTTCATAATAGATTGATTTAATTCTTTTTATTTTTACTTTTTTGTATTGAATAGACTAAAATGGTAGCCCATCATCTTCTATTTTAGGACTGTACTTTGTTTCGTTTGAGTAAGTCTTTGTCTCATTATCTTTTTTAAATGGTTCTTGGAATGATGCGCTGAAATACTTAGTTCCTTTTTGGCTTTCTTTAAACCATAAACTAATTTCCATTTCTTTGCCATTTACATTTACTTTGCCTTTGTAGTCTGGTGCTTTTTCAGATGTTTTTTTGTCATTCTTGAAGATTGCGCCTGAGTTGTTTTTAGTTTCCATTTTTCTTTTGTTTTTTATTGGTTATTGTAAATTCTTTAAAACGTGTATTAGATTTAGAGTTGATGCACCATTCCTCATTAATAGTGTAACCTTTCTTTCTAATTTTTGCTAATACTTTGTGAAGGTTAAGAGTGCCACAGGCACATTCTTTTTTAGTTATTTGATAGGCATTTGAGCCTGTAATAACCTGCCCACCTAATAAGGCATCTAGGATTGCTTGTTCTTGTGTTTTCATGGTTACAAATTTAATAATTAATTTTTAACTGAATTATAATTTAAAAAATTATCTGTAATTGTTTCTATCTGATTTTGAAGTAGATAGTATTTTTCTGTCAAATTTTGGTCATAAAGTTCTAATCTTTTTAATTCTGCTAATTTTTCAGCAGTATCATAAAGTTCACTTTCTTTCTGATGAATATCATTTAAAGTGTATAAACTTCTTTTTGTTAAGCCTTCTATATAAAATTTATTTTCCATACTTTTTAATTTTTAAGTTATAAAATTCGTCTATTACATCTAACAGTTCATCTTTACATTCTCCTTCTTTAAAAGCCTTTCCTATTGTAACTAAGCTGAAATACTTTTTCTTTGTAATTCCATAACGCTTTAGCTTTGTGTGGTCTCCATGAGTATAATACTCTGTCATTTTTGTTTTAATTGTTTCGGGTATTTTCATATTTGTTTTTAATTTAATTTTAAATAAGTCGCTATAAAGTAGCGCAAAGAAGTAAGTTAGGCGATATTTCTACCGAAAGTCGCTGTAACCTTATTTCCTTCATAAGAGAAAGAAACTTTATCATTGTAAATACCAATCAGTTTTTGATTATCGGTTTCGTAATCGACATATAATTCATATTCGTTTGGCTTGTCTTCGAAACCTATTCTTGTAACTCTTTTTGAAACAAATTGAATAAAATCATCTTCGCTTTGAAACTCAAATCCAAGTTCTTTTAAGTTTTTGGTAACATAGTTTTTTAAATGATTATCAAAATCTTTAGATGCTTTCTTGATAAATTCATTTTGTACCGTTTCCAAAAATGACATTTGCGGGAATAAACCCGAAACATCGCCTAACACGGGTTTGGCAAAAAAGCCGTTTTGTTCTTCGTTTGACATATTGTTCTAATTTTTAAGATTTGTACTTCTATTTAACTTTTCGTTTCGGCTTCTTCGCCAAGCCCGAAAACGTTATAGGTAATTAAAAATCCCCTAAAACAGACCTATCTTCATATATTGGGCTTCCTACATATCCCAAACTATTTACAGACATAACAGAAATATCATAAGATGATTTTAACCATTTTATCATTTCTATTGCACCGTATTCGCTTAAAGCATAAACATTTTTTATGCCTATCCATTTTTTACCTGAAGGGTAGTTTATGGAAAATTTAACTTGAAATATTTGTCTTTTTTTCATATTTATTATTTTAAAATTAACTACCTATAATATAACTTGGTTTTTAATATCTATGCTTTTAAACATTTTAATTAGTTCCTGACTGAACTGTAAATTCCAATCAAACTCTAATTGATTATTTCCAATGAAGATTTTATGCTTACCAACTACCTGACCTTTTTTGTAGAAGTCAAAACAAAATTGAGTTTCAGTATCTGTAATAAACATTTCCATTGTTGTATTATCTAAACTTACATTACTTATATTAATTCTATTGTAGTTAACTAAGTTAGCATCTATATAGCCATACCAGTATTCAAGGTTATTGTTTAGTTCTATTTGATTAGAGTTATTCATAAATTTGTTTTTTAATTGTGTTATATACTTCGTTATATTCTTTTTCTGTTATTTGCTCATAGCTACATGGGTATTGCATCATATGTTGAGTGACTTGTATTGAATGTTCAAACTCACCTAAAAATAAAACGGTAGTTCTACTTTCTTCTACCATGTAATAATGGTAGTGTTGTTTAGTAAATAATGGAAGTTGAACTTCCATTTGTACTTTTTCTTTTCGTTCAATTGTGATTTTCATGTTTTTAATTATTTTACTTTATTAATATATTCTACTGCTCCGTTTAATGTTCTTTTAGATTGAGTTTCTGCATTAGGAAAAGCAGGAAAAAAATCTGCAAATCCTAATCTTCTTGCCTTTCTTATTGTTTGATTTTCTTTTTTTGTCAATTCAGGATAATTTATTTCATCCCATTGGTCGTTTGTTTTTTTAGTAGTTTTCATAACTTTGTGTTTTTAAATTGTGCGTTGAAGATGCGCACCCCCTTTTTTATTATTTTATTTTAAATATAGGAGCCATTGAATAAGAACCTAAAAGCATAACGTATTCTTCACCGTTAAATGATTTTACTTTTTTGCGAACTATTTCTCCATCAACTAAAGCAATAATAAAATTGCCTTTACGTTCTAATACTTTTGCAGTCCATTTACAGTTTGAATCACATACTGAAGTTGCTGTTAGGATTGTGTTTTTTTCTATTGTATTCATAACTTTGTGTTTTTAATTATAAAGCAAATATAAAGCAAATTATAATATAAACAACAAAAAAAAGCAACTATTTTTTATAATAATTGCTAACTAATTGAAAATCAATAAGAAAATTTTAATCCTTATTTGCTCTCTTTTTTATCTTTTTCTTTTCCCAATGGCGAATGATAGCAGCTACTAATAAAGTAACTATTGAACCGACTACTGAATTATCAACTCCATTAATGAAAGCTCCGCCACCTGTAACCTCATGTACAGCCACAGCTGTATTAACTACTTCACTAACTACTGTTGTTAGTGTATCATTTACTAATTGTAATAACATTTGTATATTGTTTTAAATTGTTTATATTTGCTCTTCGTTCTTTGTGTTTTTCATAAAAATTTCTAACTCTTAAAAGCATCCTTCGGGGTGCTTTTTTGTTTTATACTATTTCTATTGTATGAACTTCGTTATTATGTAACAATAATCTGTTTACTAAATCCGTTTCAGCTTTTGTGCTTTCAAATATTGAATTATGCCCTTTTTTATAGCCTATAAGAATACATCCAAGTGAATGGTCTGCCGTATTACCTCTGTGCAATAAAACACCGTCAAATCCTTTTATTTCAAGAATACGAGGTAACATCCTTTTGAATTTAGGACTTTGATTAACTGTTAACTTATAAAAGCCTGAAGGAATTGCAGTAAGCCCGAAAATCTTTTTTGCTTGAATAAATAAAAGAGAATCACTTTGTTTCAATCCTCTGTCTTTATCTTCTAATGTATAACAAAAGAAAACATCATTTATAAATAATGAGCCAATAGTGCAAACATCATTTTTAGTTTCTCTAACTACTTTTAGTTTCATCTTCTATTTTCTTAGGAATTACAGCTTCGTTTTGTTTATTATACAATTGCTCAAGTCTTTCACGTTCTAAACAATTATACAACTTAGCTTCTAAATGTTCTACTCTAGTGTGGGTATGCCATAGCCATAAAACTAAAACAGCTGTTGCGCCATGTTTCTTAATTAAGTCTAATGCCTCTTTCATAATTTATTATGGTATTGGTGGTGTTGGTGGTGGTGTATAAGGACTTAATGGAATATCTAATAAATAATCGTATTGTGTTTGTGAAACATCAATCTCATCTTGTTCACTTAAAAATAAAAAATAAACTCCGTTAATATCTTTAACAAAATTAAAAAATGTATCACTATCAATGAATACACCTTGTAAGTCATTTGCTTGTTGGTTTGTTACTATTCTGCCTTCCATTATACGTTTCTTCCTAAAGTTGTTTGAAATGTTGTAACCGCTGTATTTAAACTTGTTACTTCAGCATCTGATAAACCATCTCCTATTGAAGCAAAGGCATATTGTCGTGTTGTATAAAAATCAACACTTCCATTTTTATTTAAAGCACAAATATAAATTGGCTGTGTTAATAAGCTAAAATTAGTTGATGCAGCAGTCAATGTAGAACCTAATTGAGTATTATTTTTAAATATTTTTAAAACAGTTGATGTAGTTCTTGTTGTTGTAAATAATCCTCTTGAATCAGTATTTGCATTTGTAAATCTATTTGTTGAATTATTGTATGAATCAGAATATAAAGTATCTCCTAATCTTAAAGATAAATCATAATACGCACTAACATTATTTGATGTTCCTATATCAAAAGATGCAGCCGCTATATTTAAGTTAGTTCTTGAATATACGGATAAATGTGTATTATTATTTGTTAAATGACTATTAGGTGTTAAATATGTATTTGCAAATCCACTCGTTCCATTACTTACAAAACCATTTGATGAATGTGTCATCCCTGTTCCAAAAGCTAAACGATAAGCAGCATCTAAATCTCTCGGATCTTTAAGATTCCATTTATGAGTTGATGCAGAACCGCCAACAATTGGATAGATAGCTTTCATTTTAGTCCAAATGTTAGCACTCTTTAAATCTAATACAAGTTGATTAACTGCGCTTTGTTGTGTTCCGTCAGTTATTCCAGCAGCTGTAATAAAAGCCTGTGCATCTGCATCATTTGAACTTCCTAATGGTGCAAATCTTTTAGGTGTTATTCCTAAACTTAGTATCATTCTGAATAAGCTATAATTGAACCACTTGTCAATGTTAGATTAGTAAATACAGCATCACCAGGAGCGTAAATAATAGCACCTTGCTTTAATGTTTTACCACTTAATCCAATTGATGTTAAATAATTAGTTGTAGTATCAGGAGCAAAGCCACCTGTTAAAGTTCCTACTACTGTATCAGCTTGAACAATAAAACAGTAATATTTTTTGCCTGTTCTTGCTACTGTGTTATCAATATATTCACAGCCACCGTTTGCTGTTAATCTTAATGCGTTTGCCATGTTGTTTTATTTTTTAAAGTACCATTATTTTATTTCTTTGTAACCATAACGAATTATAGTTTGAGGCTCTTCTAATGATAAGCCATAAAACTCTATTGTTTCAAGTTTATTATCAATATAATAGTAAATATTATATTTTCCGTTTTCTAATATTATTTTATATGTAAACATTATACTATAAATAAAGTTGCATTAATTTGTATTTGTGCTGGATTTGTAACCCATGTAGGTGTTAGCCATTTAATATCAACTGCACATCCTTCAGGCAAATCAATATTTAATCCTGTAAACATAGTTGAATTATAAGTTGAATTAAATTTATAAGTGTTGGTTATTTGAGTTGTTGTACTTACTGAACCTGAATAACCTGTATTTCTAACTTGAACTGATAATGTGCTATTTTCTGCTGTGCCTAATGTTGAATTAACTACATGAAAAAAAGAAATTGATTTTAGCGTTCCTGCTTTTGGTATTATTACCGCATGGTCAGGGGTGTAAATAGAATTTCTGCCTGAACCAAAATAATAAGTAGTTGCATCTGCTGGACTTATTAAAAGATTAGCACCTGCTGTAAATAATAAAGTATAACCTATTTGTTTATTTTTCCAAAGTTGTGTTGAACTTTCATAAATTAAAGCATCATTATTTGCTAAAGTTCCTTGATTAATATAAACATTATGAAGTTCATCAAGTTCCCAACCATTCATTATTTTAACATAAATCTTACCATTGTTTTGATGTGCGTATTCAACATAACCAATTACAATTATGTGTCCTGTGCTTCCGTTTGGTTTTATATTAGTTAATGAACCAGCAGTTGTTGGACTTAAGTAAAGAACATCACCATCTGCCCATGTTTCACCCTGTAAACTTCCTGTTGTATTAAGATTTTCAATTTGCCCAACTGTAATAACAAATCCTTCTTGATTATTATTTATATTTTCTGCTACAATTCCAATTGTATCTGCACTGTTATTATCATTATTAGCCTGTGCAAAATTAACTGCTAATCTTTGCCCCTGTGCGCTTTGTACTTTTACAGCTTGATAATTAGCTCTTAAAAGATTTTGTGATGTTTTATTTACTACTCTTGCGTATAAATCCTGTGCTAATTTAGCATTGATATTTCCACCTTTTAAACCTATTTCACCAGTTCCTAATGTATCATTCCATACTACCTTACCAACTGCATTTGTATTTGTTGCTGTTGTGTCTAATTGTAAATAATCACTTGTAATTCCTGCGGTATTAATAGCGTTTGTAGTTGATGCTCCTAAATCAGTAACACTTTGTAAATCTTGACTACCAGCACCTCCACCTTCAGGCACATAATCTAAATTTAACCATGTATCAATTCCATTGCCTATCTTATAACGTGGCTGGTCTGTTCCCGTATAAAGTACATCTGTACTCAAAGCCATTTCACCTGCTAATAAAATAGGATTATTAGAAGTCCAATTTGCAGATGTATCTCTTCTAAGTTGTATCTGTGCTGTTATTGT